CCAAAAGATAGAGTGGGTATTACAAGAAGGCAAATTTCACAAATTAGACAAGCCACAACTCCAACCACTTATTCAGGTGGTGGTAGTTCAAGTGGTGGAGGAGGATATTAATGGCTTATCAGAACGTAGGTACACCAAGATTTTATATAAATGATATTTCATATTCAAAGGCATTGGGGATATTTCAAGATTTAACAGATTATTCAATTTATTCAAATGAAGCTGCAAAAAATATGGAAAAGATTTGGAATGGAAATCCATCTGACCCATTTATATATGATTTAGCCCCAGCTTCATATGTAGACCCAGTTATAAGTCATATAAATTATAGTACCCCTAATGATAAAAATCATAGGTACTACGCTTTACTTGGGCATAATTTTAATTCAGGAGAGTTTATACTTAGGCATCATTGGATGGATGAAACTTATCCTAACTCTGGTAGTGATAATGGGACTTCTGCAAATAGTACAGTATTAGTAAATGGCACTATTGGGAATGTTGGATGGCATTCTGCAGGGGCACATTCCCCAACACTTGACCCTGACTTAGATGGGTTTAGTATTGTAACCTTTCAGGATGGTGGAACGACTGAATATTATGGGAAGTCAAGGCTCCAATTCAGAAGCCCTGATACAGCAATAGGGACTAATAGAATACAGATAGGAGATGTATTTTTAGGCTCTTTCTACGATATGCCACATTCCCCTGACCTTAATCTTAAACTTACTTATGAGTATGATGGTGTTAAGACTATCCAAACTAAAGGAGGAGCTACCCTCTCCAACGCATCTTATACTAAACCTGCTGATTGGGGTAATGCAGGTGCATGGCAATTAGGAGGATTATCCAACCTTCGTAGTGGACGTAGAGTATGGGATTTATCTTTTAGTTATTTATCAGATACAGATGTATTCCCTGTAAATGCAAGTCAGAGTCATAATTTTACAATAGGTTCAGAAGATGGCTACCATACTACTACTAATAACCCTACAACTGGATTTTCAGATATTGCTGCTGATGGGGTATCATTTTCTTCTAATATATTAGATGGTACTGATTTCTTCAGCTCTGTATGGAATAAGACTATGGGACATCTACCTTTTATATTTCAGCCTGACAAGGGTAACGCTAATCCTGACCAATTTGCTATCTGTAGATTTGATATGAAGTCGCTACAGTATAATCAAATAGCCCCGAATATGTACAACATTAAATTGAAAATAAGGGAAACATGGTAAAGAACGATAAATTCATAGAATTAGCCCTTGCTAAAATCCAATCTGACCTAGAACACATGGCTGTACAATTCAATAGAGTAGAAGAATTTACCTATTCACTCGCAAAAAAACAAAACGAGATGGAAAAATCAGTTTCATTTATCAGGGGTGGATTCTATGTATTCGTAACCACCTTTGCTATTGCAAGTGCCTTTACATTCTTTAAGTAGTCCTAATCGTTCCAAAAATAGCGTTTCCTGACCTTTTTATATAATAATCATATAAATCCCCGATAACAATAAAATACCCCCGAATACCTTATATTCTAATTAGGTAGAATTTTGCTATAAAATAGGTAAAAGTCCTCCTAATTAAATTCCTAAATATATTGTATGAATAAAAAAGTTTATAAAACATAAAAATAATGTTTTGTAATGTCAGTTTATGTTTTGTAAATTATTATATCAGCAAGGGGCTGATAAACAGAAACTTAAAAACGGAGAAACAAAATGGCAAAAAAGAAAACAGCGCTGGAAAAAGCAATGGAAGATGCACTAAATAAACTTGCAGAAAAAGACCATAAGGAATCATCGCTTGTCTATATAGGCAGGGATGCAAATGGTAATAAAAGATATACCAGTAACAGACCACAAAAAAAGAGGAGTTAGTGTAATGAAATTTCAATTTCACAATAATGATTTTTTAAACTCATTTATCAGATATTATGAAGATAGTAAATTTATTTATACTCATTATAATTCGATTATAATCTTGGATGATAAAACCATATTAATAAATGATATTGAGGTATTTAAAGCGTTAGCCTCACGAAAATACAAACATTGTTTGGCTATATTTGGAGACTATAAAGAGGAGGTAGTGTAATGATTACCCTGATAAATAAATATGTTGCTCATAATTCACTTGATATTCATTCTATGGGAGGCTCTCATAATAAGTATCAGGTTGTTATGGATGTAGGTGTTGGTTGTTTTGGTTTGATGGATGCAATTAAGAGATATAGACCTCAGACCACTATTACCAGTGTTACTAAAAATAATCAAATGACAATTACTTTTAAGGAGTTAGTATAATGATAGAACTATATATGTACTGGTCATCTCAGATTAAATTATTTATGATTCAAGAACCTTTAATGTATGGGCTGTTATGTATGTTTATTGGGGTTGCTTGTCAATGGATTTATGAGAGATTAAATTTAAAAACATAAACTAATTGTAATTTGAATAGTTTATAATTAATAAATTAACACACACAAAAAAGGATAAATATGTACGTTAAACAATTACATCAAAAATGGACTTACGGAGAATATACCTTAATAATGGATATTGAAGAAGACTATGATGGGGATGTGGCAAAAGCCACTCATACTATAATAGATGTTGATGGAAAGAAAATCATTGCCCCTATATCACCTTATGAATTTGATAGAAACTGTTTAGAATTTTATATTGATTGCAAGATGCCCAGTAAAAAAGATAATGGTGGGCATAATTATCGTTGGGATGATTTATCAAAACTTTACTATTCTGTTGATTTTGCTAAACAGATGAAAATAAACAAAGGGGAATACAATGCCAAATAACATACATACAAAACTGCTTGAAATACAGGCAGGTTTAGTAGTACCAAAGGAGCAGAATAATGCTCATTTAAATTTCAAATATCGCAACCTTGAGGATATTATGAAAGCTGTAAAACCTCTATTAAAACGTGTGGGAATGTCACTTACAATATCAGATGAGATTAAGCAGGTTGCTGATAGAATATATGTAATTGCTACTGCTACCCTAACAGATATTGGTACAGGTCAAGCTATTGAAACTTCTGCTTCAGCCAGAGAAATGGAAAGTAAGAGAGGTTTGGATGAGGCTCAGGTAACTGGTTCTGCATCGTCATATGCTCGGAAGTATTGTCTGAATGGGTTATTCTGTATAGATGACACTAAAGATGCTGATAGTATGGACAATTCTTATTATCAATCCAATCTGCTAATAATGGAGTTTGGTGAGTTAAATGACCACCCTGCTATGGAAGGCAAAAGGAAAGCTATTAAAGATGCGTGGAGAGCCTGCGGTTCTGATGCTGATTCAGAGAAAGTCTTAAGTAAAATGAAAGCAACTATTATTAAATATGAAGAAGATAAGGAGAAAGCATAATGTTTATTGAAAGAATGAACAAGGGTAGTTGGGGTAAAATCAGAGCTTTTTTTGACATTCAAACAGAAGAAGGCTTTACCATTAAGGGGTTTAAATTGGTCGAGGGGACTAATGGTATGTTCGTTGGCTTTCCTAGTCAAAAAAGTAGTGATGGTGAATATCGTGATACCATCTGGTCAGATAAAGACCTTAAGGGCTTAGTAAAAGAACTTGCTGATAAAGTCTATGCCTCTGATGCTGGGGAAAAATGTCAAGATAATTATGTGGAGAGAGAACAAAAAGGTGGAGATTATCAAGAGAGGGTGGAAAATTCACAACAAGACCCCTCTGAAGAATTGCCATTTTAAATATTTGGGGCATTTTGTTATGAGATGCCCCTTTTATTATTGTTATAATCGGTTTAAATTACATAAACAAATAAAGGTAAAAATGAAAAGTTCAGAATTAGTAAATCTATTAAATAAGAGTGAACGTAGTCAAGCATGGCTATCCAGACAATTAAATTATACTGCAATGGCAGTTTGTAAATGGTGTAGTGGTCAAGTATCTGTTCCAGATAGACATATTAAGAAAATCAAGGAACTATTAAAATGAATGGGTGGGTATCGCTGCACAGGAAAGTCTTTGAGAATCCCATTATAAAACCAAGCAAACCATATTCAAAATTTGAGGCATGGTGTTGGTTAATTATCAGGGCAAACCATATTGATAGTAAATTTGTATTGGGAAATGAGATAATCAAAGCAGGTGCAGGTGAGGTAATTACAAGTCAAAAAAAGTTAGCATTACAGTTTGGTTGGGGTAATACTAAGGTTAGAAACTTTTTGAAACTTTTAGAAAACGATACAATGATTGACGTAAAAACCACACCTAAAACAACACGCATAAGTATTTGTAACTATTTAAGTTATCAGGATTCACAAACTAAAAAGAAATCAAAGACAAATCGCAAGCAAACTGATGGCAACATGCTAGCAACAACAATCAATAACACTAATAACTCTAATAACTCAAATAATAAAAACATTAAGAGTGAAATTTTTACAGAATCAAACTTAAACAAGTATGGTAAAAGAATGTTAGATGTATTTCATGAATATTGGATTGAACCACTACAAAAGAATGGTAAGCCTAAATACACAGCAGAAAAGGCATGGAGTACAGGGGGAAGGCTTGCAACTTGGTCAAGAAATGATTATGAAGGGTTCTATAAGGCTCATATTGACGAGTTATACAGGACAAGACATAACAAGCCCACCAATCAACCTGTTTATTCAGACGAAGAAATAGCTACACCAGAAGAACGTGCTGAGTTATTAACAAACATAAAAAAGATAGGGAGAATATAAAGTGGCTGAATATTGTTATGAATGTGATGGTAGAGGGTGGGGAGTATTTTCCTGCTGTGGAATAGATATAACTGCTGACATCAATGAAACAGATATATGCCCTTCATGTGGTGAACATTGTGGAGATGAGAGAGAAGATTGTGAAGAATGTGATGGAACTGGATTTGAGAAATCTTCAATGGTTATTGAGAACTCTGTAATGGGTGGTACAAAAAAGATAGTAGATAATTTCATGGGATATTTGAACACTATATTCAAAGATAGAATGGAAAGTTGATATGGTTAGTTATGTGTATATAATGAAATGTAAAGATACGAAATTTTATAAGATTGGTGTATCTAATGACCCTAAAAAAAGATTGAACGCTATTCAAGGATGTAACCCCCATAAAGTAATTATTAAATATTCAAAAAAATTCAACTTTAAAAGTTATGCTTTTGGAGTAGAAAGGGAAGTAAAAAACGAATTTAAATTCAGAGGGTTACAATCAAAAGGGGGTACTGAGTGGTTTAACCTAAGCTTAGATGATTTTAAATGGGCTAAAGATTATATAAATTTTAGTGCAAAAGAGGACAATTTCAGTAGCAGTTTTGTAGAGATGCAAGATGTCTATAATCCTCATACTAACAGTTTGGAAAAATTTCCAATAATAACGAATCACCCTAAGAGGTGGGGGCGATATATAGCCTAAAATAAAAAAGGATGAAAATGCATAAAAGTCAATTAAACCAAATTAAAGAACATTTACAATGGTATGATACTATCACCAGTTGGGAAGCAATACAGAAATATCATATTACACGCTTAAGTGCTATTATTCACACGCTTCGCCATGAAGGTGGCATGAATATATCATCTTCAAATAAACTCGCTGAGAACGGCAAGAATTACGCTGAGTATAAATTAGTAAGAGAAGAATCTGGGCAGTTTAATTTATTGGGTAGGAGATAATGAAACATACGAGAGTATTTTCAGTAACAAATTTAATTAATAATAAAATTTATTTTGGACTAACAGATTATAGTTTGGAGCACAGAGAATCATGTTTGGTTGCTCAAGCTATGGCAAAACCAAGAAAAATGAAATTAAAAGATGCTTATACAGGGAGAAGTCCTATATCAAAAGCAATATTAAAATATGGTAGGCAAAATTTCACATTTAAAACACTACATAGTAAAATATCAAGAAAAGAAGCACACAAAATAAAAAAAAAGTACATAAAAAAATATAATACTATGAACCCTGAATATGGATATAATTGTACTAATGGTGGAGATGGGTCTTTTAAACTTGCTAAACATTCAAAAGATAGGATGTCAGTATCTGCTACAGGGAAAACAATGCCCCAATCATTTGTAGATACTATGAAAAAAAGAGTAGGGGAATTGCACCCCACTTTTGGATATAAGCACACAAAAGAAACAAGAGAAAACATGAGGCAAGGACAATTAAATTCTAATTATGTTCAATCGGAAGAAACTAAAAGTAAGAAAAGCGAAACAATGAAAAAAAGATGGCAAGAGCCTGAAATTATTGCAAAGATGGCAAAGCGAACTCGACCCCCTATAACTGAAGAAACTCGAAAAAAAATGAGTAGGGCAAGTAGTGGAAAAAATAATGGTATGTATGGGAGAAGAAAGAATGGGTAAAATTAAATCAATGTATATAGATAAATTAGATAGCAAGATGTGTAATGATTGCCCCACCATAGGGGATATTCAGGTTACTTTTAAAAAGTTCCCTGATATTATTGTATGTGATAGCTGCTTTAATAAATATTATGTGGAGAAAAAAGATGCCAGTCCTCGATATAGATAAACATGCAAAACATTATATTGAATTTATTAAGACTAAAGTATGTACTGCTTGTTTTGATTATCCTACTGACCCAGACCACTTAACAACAGTAGGGATGGGTAATAAGCGAGAACGACCAAGACTTGAAGATTTTACTTGTGTTCCGTTATGTAGAAAGTGCCATATAGAACGACATAAAATCGGCACAGAATCATTTGAGAATAAACATAGTGTTCACTTGTGGTATGATGCTTTCAATTATTTAATGGAATTTCTAACTAAATGAGAAGGTGTAAAACTTGTAAGATAAATAAGAAAAATGCTGAATTTGAAAATCATAAAATTAGAGTAGGGATTTCTTGCCTTCATTGTAAGGAGAAAACGACTAGGGCTTATGATATTAAAAAAGAGTATGTAGTTAGTAGGACTCTATTGAAAAAGCGATATTACAATGATGACCCAGCCTCACTTATTTTAAGCTATGATGAATTTGAAAACATAAAGGGACTTGAATGACCTTAAAAATTATGGTTATAATTGGATTAACCTTATTTTCTTTTGTCAGTTGGTATTTATTCCTTTGTTTTATTGAGTGGTTCATGTTTATAATACTCCCTACTCTCAGGGAATATTTCTATAATTTACTTTGAAATACAAGGCACACCAAAGCCATTACAAAGGCATCGACATTTTGGTCGAAGGACTTACGACCCCTCCAGAAAAGACAAAAAACAATTCTATTTATTAGCAGCACAGTATAAACCTGATGTTCCTATTACTAAAGCAATCCGATTGGGGGTTGTTTTTTATTTTAACAGACCTAAATCACATTACCGAACAGGGAAATTCTCTTATTTATTAAAAGATGATGCCCCTACCTACCATACCAAGACCCCAGATTCTTCAAATCTTGCCAAGTTTGTCGAAGATGCACTCCAACCATATTTCTATAAAGATGATTCCCAGATTATTGAATTAAAGGCAGAGAAATATTATGTAAGTCAAGGAGAACAGGCAAGAACTGAGGTCATGATTGATGAAATATGAAACAGCTACAGTAGAAGATTTTATATCTATTGATAAATTAATAAACAAAACAGAACTCCGCAATAGCCACATAAGATACTTCTGGGAGGGACTAAAGCATTCTGGAATGGGGTATGGTCAGATGGTAGATATATGTAGTGCAGAGTTCAATGTATCTCCGAACCTTATCCAAAGAATCATCGCAAGAAACCTCTAATTCACATAATAATAATTATGATTGAATATATCAAGTCTGAATGTTATCTTATGACTCCTTAAATTAGGGTAAATTCATGGCTAAATCCCAATACAACAAGGGTAAAAGCAAAAAGCTAAGTAAACCCACAAAAAAGAAAAAGAATGCCTATAAACGTAAAAAGTAAAGGTGGAAGACCTAAGAAGTATGATATAGATACTGAAGAAGTATTTAAACTTGCTTCCTATGGCTGCACCAATACTGAAATAGCTGATTTCTTTGGATGTAGTAAGGATTTAATTAGTAAGAGTTATTCCACAAACGTCTTAAAAGGCAGAACTGACCTAAAAAAGAGATTAAGAAAAGCACAGATAGATTCAGCGTTAGGTGGGAATCCAACTATGCTTATATGGTTAGGGAAACAATATTTAGAACAAACTGAGAAATCAGAGGTAGAATGGTCGAACCCTGTAACAGGTGTAGAGTTTATAGATGTCGTTACTTAGATTTAGTAAAGAAAATTATTTCCCACATCAATGGGATTTCTTAACATCTGAGAAACCTATCAATGCACTTGTAGCAGGGTTCGGTTGAATATGGTTCAGGTAAAACATTTAGCTTCATACACAAGACCTTCTACAATATGTTCAAGAGGGTTAATAAAACAGGGAAATCTTCAGGGTTAATACTGTACCCCACCTATGATTTAGCTAATGAGTTATTTGTAGAACCATTCTGTGAGATGTTAGAGCAGTATGAGATTCCTTTTGATTACAAGAGGGCAGAGCATAGATTCATCACAGCAGCAGGAAACATTAAGATTTACCAGCTACAGATGCCACATAGAATAGTTGGAAGTGAATATACATATTGTGGTATCGACGAGTTTGATGTGGAATCTTGGAAGAATTGCGATATGGCATTT